CAACCTTTTAGATTTTCTTGACAAGTTTTTGAATTGAAAAACTCTTCCCATTTCATCTTGTGGTACTTGTAAGTACTTGGACCTGTTACAATCTCAAAGCCATTGTCAAGCGATCCATCAGATTTACAGATAGCAAAACCATTAAACATACTGTTAATGCTTTCAGCAATATCATATGGACAATCACGTCTACGTTCAACCTCTAACTCAACACCATAATAATCTACAGTATTTTCTTTGGGTAGCTTGTTGAAACCACAATATTCTAGAACATCTGTATCATAATTATAAGTACCAGAACTCTCATCATAGTCATAATCGTCCTCATCATAATCATCGTTATGTCTGTAAGTATCACTATTCTCAGAATAATAATAATTGTCATTACAACATTCTTCACAAACGTGTCTATCGCCATGATCTATTGAATAGCTGTCATCGTTCCACATTGTAATACCACAATCATCACAATGACTAATTTCATTGTAAGATAAAAAGTTATACACAAATCCTCGATGTCTGTTTGTATTAAACTCTTTAAGTCTTGTATGAACTTCTTCAATATCATCAATACCATAATTATTAGGTAATTGAGAACGTGTAAACAAAGTCCTAATTTCAGTATTGGTTAACTCTAAATCAGAACGTAAATAATTTAATAAAGTCATGTTACCTCACACAATTTATTACAAATACTAGCTTATCTAATATTTGAAAAAGCCAATCATAAATATATAATTAGCTTTGTCAAGTATTATTTTTCTTGCTCAGCTTTTTCAATCATAACATCATCATAATCATTTTCAGATAATAATTCTTGATGATCTTGTTGAAATTGCAAAACCCAATCTGTAAAACTTATAGCCATTGTTTGATACCTCTATCAACTTGTTGAAACTCAATACCCAAATCTTTGTTTATTTGGTATTGCTCATCATGGGTTAAATCATCCCAATCATTTGAAATAGTTTCAGTTTCATCAATGTTAAGTTTTTCTAAAACTTCTTCAGCATTGATACAAGGGTTAAATGCTTTTTTGTATCGTCTATTATATTTGTTCATTTTTACATCTCCATTGTTTTGTGATTTTTGAACATTTTAAGCCAAGCTGGTTTTCTGCCTTTTTTGGCTCTTGCTTGTTCGATTACTTCATCGACCTTGTGCCTATGAAATCCATTAATTCTAGCTTCAGAACAATCAACTTTATGGTTTGGATACCTAGTTGAAATCTTGTTAGATTCTGAAACGTCTAACCATTCTTCACTACTTTGATGGAAAACCAAACTTTTTCCAATCGGTTGCATTTTTTGAGAATAAACATTATTCCCATTTGAAAATTTAGCCATAATACCTCACTTTTTTAAATTTCCTTAGGATCTCATATTTTCAAAACTTTGTCAATAGACTTATCCACAGCCCTGTGGATAACTTCTAAACCCATCAAGAACTAGAAAAGGTTTAACTAGGTTTTCTAAAATCCTAAAATCCCTATTATGCACATTTTGAAACCCTTGTAATATATTATCTCAACATACCTGATATGCAAAAAACGCATAGCTAGGATCATAAAAACCTGTTGACAACTTGTCGCATGGCAGAATGTCGCACCCTATCTGGTGGGGGGTGGTCGATAAGCGAGGGAGGGGGAGGGCAAAAATCTACACACATACACATACACATATCCACCTCAAAAAATTTTTTCAAATTTTGACGTTTTTTTTTAGTTAGGGGAGAGGAACGCCTTTTGTGTGAAGTATGTGTGTGATATGTAGCGTTTGAATCCTCTCCCACTATACAGGAGACGTATGATCTTTCGACCATACAAGCATATTATAGCCTACCTAGTCTTGTATTTCAATACCATTTGCGTTATAATATTTGCATGGCTAAAGGCGATACACTAACTCCACAACAAGAGCAGTTCTGTCAAGAGTTTATCAAAGACTTGGCGGCTGTTCCTGCAGCAATTCGCGCTGGATATGGCGAACAACATGCAAAGAAGAATGCATGGACTATGATTCGTAATCCACTAGTGGCAAAAAGGATATCAGAACTTAAAGCCGAACAGACAAAGCGTACTAAAATTGAAGCGGATGATATATTGCGCCGCCTAGTACGTATCGCTGAGAAGACTGAGCAGGAGGGCGATTATAACGCGGCTATCCGCTCCCTTGAATTATTGGGTAAACATCAAGCTATGTGGACTGATAAGAATGTAACTGAGATGAATGTACAAAATGCATTCTCCACTGGCAACTCCGAGGAAGATATCGAACGCGATGTTGAACGTCTGAAGAAAATTGCTGCACCAAAACTAAAAATCGTAGGAGGTAAATAATGTCAAGATTTCAAGTAAGTGAAGAAATCGGAAAGATGCACGAAGATAACAAAAATAAAAAAGATAATAAAAAAATAAAAGGTAACACCAGAGATGCACAAGTGCCATCTAAATATGAAGATCCAATGACTGTTACCAAAGAAGCTGGTCGAAGAGAAACATCTAAACAAACGGCTGCTAAATTAAACAAAGCAGGTAACAAAAACTTTCAACCAAAGAAAAAAGTAGCTAGCGATGAAGATTATATGATGTCATCGTATGGTGATCAGTTAAAAGCTTTACTATCTAACAAAGACAAACTTGTTGGCACTAAAGTTGAAGGCGATAGCAGAAACAAATATCAAATTATGATAAATGATTTGAAAAAAAGAATGAAAGAAGATGGTATGAAGTTTAGTTCTTTATTAAATGCTGTAAAGAAACAAGAACGTGAAGGCGAATTTGACAGAGGGGCAGAAGGTAAAACTAAAAACAAACTCCGTCAAAAAATGCAATCAGAAAAAATCGGTGGAAGCAGAGGTAGATAATGTCTAACTTTACAACCAACGATAAGATAGATAATCCTATTAATAAAATTAAAAGCATAGCTTTAGGCAAAGCTGACAAAGCTGCATCTAAAATACCAGGTTATACTAAAGTAAAAAACATAACTAACAAAATAAAAGATGCTGGTTTTTCAGTGGATATAGGTAAAGATAAAGTAGGCATAAGTTATAAGAAAAAGTTTTAATGGCAACAATAAACGTAACAGGAGACGTCAACATGGTATTGCATCCAAACTTAGATATATACGATCCAGAGAATCCACCACAAGACGCCTTTACGCAACTTGTGATATGGGGAGATGAAGTATATGTCCTTAACGACTGAAGATAGAAACGCCGCTACAAGAGTAGCAATACAACAGGCAAGAGATGATCTATTAGCATTTGTTATGCTAATGAATCCATCCTTTAGTGTTGGGCCGCATCACAGATTACTTTGTGATCAACTAATGAAGATTGCAAGTGGTGAGTCAGATAGACTCATGGTGTTTGTTGCCCCCCGTTCTAGTAAATCTTTAATTACATCTACATACTTTCCTGCATGGGCGCTGGGTAAGAATCCATATTGGCAAGAGATAGCTGTATCACACAGTGATGATCTTGCAACAAGGTTCGGCCGCGCCATACGTGATATTATAAATACCCCACAATACAAATCTATCTTTCCACAAATAAATATTCGTAAAGATAATCGTTCTGCAAACAGTTGGAGTCTGCAACATAAAGGAAAAGATGCAGGATCTTTCTTAGCAGCTGGTTCAGGATCTGGTATTGCAGGTTTTGGTGCACACTTAGCTATCATAGATGACCCAATATCAGAGCAAGATGCATTTTCAAAAGCTAGAAGAGAAGCTTTGAACGAGTGGTATGCGTCTGGTTTACGTACAAGGCTCATGCCTGGTGGTAAAGTTGTTATAGTTATGACAAGATGGCACGAAAGAGACTTAGCTGGACACTTATTATCGCTAGAAGATAGCTCTCCTATGTCAGATTCTTGGGAAGTTGTGCGTATTCCTGCACTAAATACTACAGAATCGCTAGAAAAACTAGAAGATGCTAGGGAAAAACTGGTAGAACAGGGCTATTTGTCAGAAAATTACACAGAATTACAGTTAGGTGAGTCATTTTGGCCAGAATCTGACGCAAAAGATGGGTTTCATTGGTCAACAGAGGAGATAATCCGTACAAAAAACAACACACCACCGTTTAAATTCGATGCATTGTACAGTCAGGCGCCATCTGCAGAAGAAGGTAACATAATTAAACTAGATTGGTGGCAAAACTGGGAGAGTCCAGACCCACCTGAGTGTGAATATGTAATACAATCTTGGGATACAGCATTCTCTACACGCAATACTGCAGATTATTCTGCTGTTACTACATGGGGTGTGTTTACAAAAGGACTCGACATGCCTAATCTAATATTATTAGGAGCAGAAAAAGGCAGATGGGATTATCCGACACTTAGAGAGAAAGCAGTTAAGAAATATAAACAACACGATCCAGATTCTATACTAATAGAAAAGAAAGCCTCTGGTCAATCTTTGATACAAGACTTACGTCTAACAGGTTTACCTATATTCGAGTATCAACCTGACAAAGATAAAGTAGCCAGAGCATATTCAATCACTTCATTGTTTCACAATCGCCGCATATTTGCCCCCTTTCGAAAAGATTGGGCTATGGAAGTTATAGATGAGACTAGAGCTTTCCCCGCAGGGATGCATGATGATTATGTAGACACAGTTACGCAGGCATTGATATGGATGCGTAATGGCGGATATGTTGTAAATGGAGCAGATACTTGGCTTGACAAAAGGGAACAAGAGATTTATAATAGGGAAGGTAGATCATACTACTAAAGGGGATACATGGCTATAGAAAAAAGAATACAATTAGGAGACGACACAAAAGTATCGGCTACAATGCCGAGTGATGACGTATCTGTAATGCCAGATGGCGGTGCAGAAATAACTTTAACAGATCAGCAAGAAATAGACGAAGCTACAGCAATGGGCATGATGGATGACGAAATGCAAATGCCTTTCGGTCCGCATGATGCAAATTTAGCTGAGATGATGACTGATGAAGATATTGATAGTGTATCTAAAGAATTAATGGATGGTTTCGAAAAAGACAAAGAGTCGAGATCTGAGTATGATGAAATTGCAGAAGATGGTGTAAATCTTTTAGGTTTGCAGTACGAAGAGGGGGCAGGTGCTTTCCCTGGAGCTTCTGGAGTTACACACCCTGTACTTGCACAAGCTGTTGTAAAGTTTCAAGCAAAAGCATATAAAGAATTATTTCCAACTGAAGGCCCAGTTAGAACTAGAATTATGGGCGTTAATACACAACCAAAGATGGAACAAGCAAATCGTGTAAGACAATTTTTAAATTGGCAAACACAAATGCAAATGCCAGAGTATGGTCCTGAGTTAGATAAAATGTTATTTCATGTTGCGTTGTATGGCACAGCGTTTA